TCATCTGTTGAGCAGGGTTTAGGTCATGTTTATAATGATGGGGTGTGAGTTGTGTTAAATATGCGTATTGATCCATAATGGTTCCTATTGTTTTAATATGTCTTCCAGTTTAAAGAAAGTAGGCTTAGATGCGGTTTTCCATTTTCCTATAGTTCTCCAGTCCTTGCCTTTAACTATACCCAAGTTCCATTCACCGGCATATACCTTTTTACCAGTTTTAGTACATGTAAATGTCTTTGCTGGTGTATGATAAGGTGACCCATACATAACCTCTCTGTGAGCAACTGTAATAGGGTGTATGCCTATTTCTTCTGCTATTTGGCCTATTGTTAAGCCGTATTTAACTTCCCACTTGCTTAGTTTAGCACGTCGCTGAAAGGGTGTGCCATAGTTCATCACTCTCATGTGAATACTTGCGCCTTCTACGCCTTCTAATCTTGCTAACTCTGTGGCACTGATGCCCCATTTGTATTCGAACTGTGTAACTTTAGTGCCATCCGGCAATAGTACTTTTCCTTTACCTTTAATCATAATGTTATTATTGTGTTGTCGTTTTCGAATGCTACACTATCTGCTAAGTTTTTAGAATACTCAATAAAATGTATTGGTAGCAACTGTGGGTTTGCTTTGCCGCTGGATTTCTTAAAGCCTACATCTTGATCTGTAAGTATGTCGTTGTAACCTTTTAGGAAAAACCAACTCATCCAAAAAACATGCTCTATCATTTTAAGTTGGCTTTTAAGATACTTTGGATCTTCACCGTTACGCAAAAAGTTAATGCGTAAACCACTTATCATTGTGAGTGTGCTGTTTGCTGTTCCTACTGCTTCATGTGTGCTGTAATGATTAACAGGTTGTAGCATGTGATTAAACATTTGTCCTGCGTATTGTATATGTTTGTGGCATATTTCATTTTCCAATCTTATAAGCCAATATTCTATATATGCGGCATCGCCTTTGGTAAAGTTTACAAACAGTTGATTTTTGTTGTTTTTGTCGTATGTGTATGGTATAACAAAATGTTCTACATCTAACCAACTGTCTAACTCATGTGGCATAACTGCTGTTAAAAGTGGATCTGTTACACCTATATAATGATTTCTCCAGCCAGTGCTATGCTCTTTTTTACCACTGGTTCGAATAGTGCCTTTTTCAGTATAACGTTGATATACTTTTCGTTGTTTATTTCTTTTTTTCTTTGTCATAATAATCTCGTGTTGCCGTGAACATTAATGTTTACAGTATTATTTATCTGTTTTAGTGGATTTTGTTGCTTTTATTGAAAACTTTTCATTAGCCCATCTGCTTTGTAGTATGCGACAATAAGCAATGGCGCATTCTTTGTTGCGCCATGTCTTAGTGTTTACCCTAAAAGGTTTTTCTGCTACTATTTTATACATTTAGACCTTTTTAATCTTTCTTCTTTAAAAACAATATCGTGTTTATGCGCCGCTATATAATATGGTAGCACAGACATTACTCTTTGAAACTGTTTAAACTGTTTGTCAGTGAGATGTTTCTTTTGCTTTACAGTTCCATATACATCTTCAAGTATATACTGTATATTGGGAGTTAGATAATGTAACCCATCCCCTTCTAATAGTGTTATATTACTTTTATACATTTAGTAAAGTAAGTCCAAATACTGCTATTTGGATCATTAAAGTATTCGTCGAACCCTATGTCATTGCCATACAGTTCGATATAGCCTTTAAGCACATCTCTGCGTAATCCAGCAAGTTGTAACTCCGATGTTATAACAGTTGGATTTAAGTTGCCTACGGGGCCTTTTTTTAGTTTTTCTAATGTTGCCATTTTATTTTCCTTTATTTAAAATATACAGTTAGTATAACATCGTTTGACAGTTTGTCAAGCAAATACTCCAAATCTTGTGCCATCAGCCATAGCATCTTCCATAGCAAAACAACCATCGAATACTGCTTTGATTTGCTCTTTATCTGTTTGGTTTTCGGCAGTCCATTCGTTCCAATCTTCGAATGAAGTATGTTTTTCAAAACCATTTGCTTTCAGCCTAATACCACCGTGCTTGGCACCGTTTGGATTAGTAGGATCCCATTCTTTTATAGTCATTAAATATCCAGTATTACCACCGGCATAACCATTGTATGTTGCGAGATAAGCCATTACTGCTGATGCTAATGCGTGAGTCTCTTCACCGCAGTTGCCATCCATATCTACTTCATACTTGTCATTTCTAAAGTATTCCCAAAGAGCACCACTCATGTCATCACGTGTCATCCCTGCTTTTTCCATGGATCTTTTTGCTTCCATAATGTTATCATGATCAGCAACTAAACGCCATGTGCTATAAGTGTTGCCTTCTTTGTGATGTTTAGGCTTGTAACCTACGTATAGGCCTACCGGTTTTTTAATCTCTTTGCGAGTATTATCGTATACACCCATAAGTTTTTTAACTATGTTGCTTTTAACTGGATTGTCTTCCAAGTTGTCTCGCATCTTTTGATTAAAGTATGCGTATGCTTCTGTTTTTGAACAGTCGTTGTCCTTACAGTATTGTCTTATTTGCCCGTTTGTCATATATTACTCCTTTTTTTAAATATATACAGTTATTATACACGATTTATCTATAATGTCAAGTGTTTTTAGTAACTAAAGTTATCTACTACTACCTTGCCTTCTATTGCGTCTAACTGTTTTAAAGTAGCATCTACATCATAAGCATTTTCTATTTTAATGCCTATGCCTTTAAGCATATCACATACTCTTACACCTAATCCAATATAAGTCGACATAACATTAGTGCCTAACAGTTCGAGTCTTTCTTTATTACTGCTTTGTATTACATTATTACACAAGTTAAATATTACTGAGTTTACAGTTTTATTTGCTATTATTTCATAGTCTATATTGTTATTAACCATTTGTATTGATGTATTCATATACAAGTTCATTACAACTTCTTTCTTAGACATTTTGGTAAAGTCTATGTTTTTTGTGTTATCTACGTTTTTCATATTTTATAACTCCTTTTATTTAAAATATACATTTATTATACTACATTTATCATTAATGTCAACCACTAACAATAATCTTTTGCCTGTTCAAATGTGTAATCTGCGTCATAATCATGAACAGCAATGTCACGCATGCCTAACATAACTACTTCGTTACTCCAATCATCGAAGTTAAATATTTCATAACCTTTGTATCTACCTGTCGAAAACTTAGTTCTGCTATCTTCATAGTATCCTAACGGATCGGCATAATCTTCACCCATATATGGGCCTGTGCTTTGATCGTGTCTACTTCTAAGCACTAACTCTTTTGCTGACATACCCATATATCCTGTAGAAAATGGATCTTTGTCATTTGTCCATAACAGTTTGACTGCTACACGATTATTAGGTAATCTTTTTTCTATTACTAAAAGATCTTCTGCGGGTATATTCCAATCACCTGTCCAATCTAATAATATTGTTTTTGTTACATTCTTCATATTTTATAACTCCTTTTATTTAAAATATACATTTATTATACTACAGAACGCAACTTTGTCAACGGTGTTTTTATCACATAATGTAATAAAAAGATAACTTTTAGATAAATATAACTGTTATAACAAAACCAACAACAGGAGATCCACTTGAGCGACTCTTACCGCGACTATATATTAGGTGTTCATGACCTATACGACAAATACCAAGAAGACTGGCAACTGGCCCGAGACTCATTCTACGGAGGCGTAGAGATTCGCGATGGAAAATATCTAAAAGCCTATGCTGTAGATATGAACACTCCTGCTGAAACAATAAACACATACAGTACTGACTCTAATGGATATGTTAAAAAATCCAAAGCAAGAGTTGAGAATGTAAGCACAAAGGCAGAAGCACAAAGAGGTGAAAACACCGTTGACGGCGGAACCTTTTACGCAGAAAAACTGAGAAACACACCTTATCTAAACTACTTGCGTCTTATAGCCGCAGAGTACAATAGTATCCTATTCAAAAATCCACCAGTTAGAGACGTTGGGGACCACAGTGATATACACGAGTTCCTTAACAATGTAAATGGTGACGAAGATAATATCAACGAGTTTATGGCAACCTTAGACTTATACACGTTCGTATACGGAACGGCATGGGTAAGTTGTATAAAGCCAATAGGCAGTGATATACCAAAATGGAAGATTCATACACCGTTAGATGTTACAAACTGGCACTACGGTTACGATGGAAGAGGCGATCTAAACTTGAAGTCAATCGTAATAAAACTTCATGAAAGCGACGCCGAAACAGTCTATAGACATATTACACCGGAGACTATAGAAACTGTTTGGATAGGAGAGGACGATGATTATGTCCCCGATGTAGACAATAGCGATCTTGTTAGAGAAGACGGCTATTACCGAGTTATCGAAGAGAATGAACTCGGTTACATTCCAGTGGTGCCAGTTTACCAAGGTTTGCGAATATACAACGGCATAGGTGCTACACCATCATTTGATTTAGCACAAATCCAACGTAGTGTATATGCTGATATGGCTGAAATCTACAGCGTCATAAGTTATGGGGCACATGGAACACTGATTGTGGATGAAAGCACTGACAGTTTAAATGATGGCGCCATAGGTGCTGAGCCGGGGAGCATTGTTAGAGTCCCAGCAGGTTTAGGCGAAGCCAGTAACTATGTATATGAGTTTGTTACACCGCCATTAACAGCAGTAACAGAAATACGTGAGTTAATAGAACAAAAGATAACTAAAATGGCTGAAATAAGTATGATCCGCAGTGATGATCTTATAAAATCCGCAAGAAGCGGCGAACAGTTAGAACAATATGACAGTAAACTTGAAGCATTCGTAAGACGTAAAGCACAGAACTTAGAAAACGCAGAAGCAAAACTGTTTGGCATGTGGTACGACTGGACCAATCAACAAATGCCAGCAGATTTTTCAATAAGTTATAACAGACAGTATAGTAAAAAAGCATTACAGCATGAAGTTGCTGAAATAGATGCTTTATTAAAAACATACCAAGATTTTAAATCAACGTTTATGGATAAAAACCATGAACCACAAGAATACGCCACAGAAGCAGAAGCAGAAAAAGTGGCAAATAGTTTAGGTGGTAGCGGTACACATAGTCATGAAAATGAAGATGGCACCGTTGTTTATATGCCTTTTGTTACTCATGAAGAGTATCAAGATGCTATAGAAGCCGCCATGGAAGCCGCACAAGACGGCAGTTTTGTAGAAGAAATGCGAGACAAAATACGCAATAGACTTAGTCAGTTAGTAGATTCGTCTACTACAGACAACGGTTTATAATATTTTGATTTACGAGAACTTCTATCGTTAATAAAGGAGAAATAAGATGTCACAAGATACTGACGTTAATACACCAGTTGGAGGTGTCACAATCCAACCAGTAACAGACACTGATGTTGTGGATACAACCACTACAGAGGCTGATATAACACCGGAGAAATCCAGTGTTCCTACAGTTGAAAACCGTGATGGTAAACTGTTTGTAGACGGAGTTAGAGTTTTCACACGTGATGACACTAACAAAATAGCCGCTAAGGCTAAAAACGATGTTGAACAAGGATTACTAAAAGATCTAAATGTTGATTCATTAAAGCAGGTAAAAACAGTTGTTGATCAACTACAAACCGCGAATATTGATGAAAACAATCAAACAGATCTTAATGTAAATGCTTTGAGAGACGCAGTTAAAAAACGTGAACAAACAGTAGATGAGTTGCGTAATGAACTACATAGGGTAAAGACTGACGCAGTCTTAAATAATCATATGAGTAAGTTACAAAATGAAATGCCAAATGCTTGGAATAGTGAACAAAGAAATGCTGTCGTTGATTTAATGAAAGCAAGATCTATGTTTGCTGTTGAAGGTGAGGATTTTCAACTTAAACATGGTGAGGATTACCTTACCACAGATGGCGAGACGCCGGATTACAAGTCAGCAGTTGAAATGGTTGGCAAACAAATCGGTTTACCATTTGCTAAAAAAGGAACATCAGTGTTAGACGTAGACACAGGTAGTAGTTCGAAAACTAAGAGCACAGGCGTAGTCAATGACTCGCTCATTTCAAGTGACTCGGAGTATAGAGCCGCATATTTGAATATACGAGAACAGAATAAGACATTGTTAAAATCACAGATCACAGATCAAATGGTTAAAAACAGAGTCGCAAAAATAAGAGAGTTAAGAAGTTCTTAACTCACGTAATAACTATAACAAATAAGGAGACATTATGTCAACAAATAGTGCTAACCTGTTAAATAAGTTATTCGAAGAAGTCAGTGGTGATCTTATCGCTCATTATGACAACTCAGTCTTGATGCCTTCGAACGAACTTATTTCGAACTCTTACAACTTAGTAGGAGCGATTGGAAATACAATGAGGATTCCAATCACAAACGCATGGACAACTGGAGCAAACAATATCAATGAATCGGCTGATATTGCTGGCGAAACTGGAGCAGTCCAAGACTTTAACCCCGTGGCTATCGACTTAGCAGTAGGCAAAAGAGGTTCATTCTCTTACGTCACAGCAGAGGCTTTAGAAGACGGCGGATTATCAACTGTATCAAACGCAGTTTCATTAAGATTAGCAAGAAGTATCGCACAAGGCACAGATATATCTGCGTTTAAATACATGCTAAACAACACTGATACAGCACCGGCAACGGCGGCAGTATTAGATGGTTCAACAGGATCTAACGTAGAACTTGTTAACACAATCACTGGCTCACAAGATATTTGCCCAGTTTTCTCACCCGAGGCTATGGCTTACGCGGTTAAGAGACAGCCGGAGTTAAAAATGTGGGAAGATGTTAAACTGGATCAAACATCCATGGTAGCAACAATGAGAAACGGTTTTGCTCAAATAGAGAAAGACTTTATCAAAGCAGTAGCAGGTAATACAGCAGTTGGAGCCACATCACAAAAAGCCACATTGGCGGCTTTTGGAACAGCAGTTGCTAAACTAAGATCAGCAAACGCACCAACAGATGCGGCTGGAATGTATTATTCAGCAATATCTCCAGCGATTGAACTACAACTTGTAGATCAAATAACTCATATCGCCAACGGTGGAACAGTAGGTTCACTAAGTGCGACAGGAGACAGAGTGTTAATGGATGCTCTTATTGGTCAAGCAGTTGGAGTTCGTTTCTTAAGAAGTAACAATATCGTTAAAAACGTAGCGGCATCATAAGGGAGTAGTTATATGGCATTTGTAACAAACGTAAGCGGTAATGTAATATCATACTGTGATGCGGCAGATATTAAAGATAAAGATCAAAGGGTTTTCGAATCTAATGAGATTAACTTTAGTGACGCACCAACAACGCCAACCTCACTTGATGAATATTTAGAAGACTTATCAATCAAAGCATTTGCTCGGATCAATGAAAAGGTACGAGCATCTGCCAAATGGAGAAGTTATTTAGGTTATACTGGTAGTACTACCTTAACAGGTAATACAATACCACCTATAAACGCAGATAGAATAGTAGGAAGACAAGCCGACTGGAGCGATCTTTCTACGTACTATGTGCTCAAAGAATACCTTCTACCCAAAGTAGCAGATTTTGGAGATGAACTTAACAGTGAAGTCCAAAAAATAACATATTATAGTTCAAAGTTTGAAGATTTATTCGACGAACTATTGGATATGATGGATTGGTATGATGCGGAAGGGGACGGTCTAACAGAAGCAGATAAAATGGTTTCTTTTAGAACTAACCGTAGAAGCCGCAGTAAACGTAATATTACAAGAGTAAGATAATGGCATATAGAACAACATTACTAACACAACTACAAACAGATTTGGCTACTGGTAACATAAGTGTAAGCACTGAGTTACCATATACGGCTGGTAGTGATAGTCTTAATATCAAAAATATGAAAACTTTATATTTAGATCAAGACAACACTACTATAACGCAGGCTGATACGTTTTTAGATAACGGAAGTGTTGATCAAACAGAAACTACCATTAATGCTTATGTAAGTGTAGATGCTAAAAACCCCCCTGCTGATTTGGATACACGAATCGCGAGTATTCAAAGTGCTAAACAGAGTGTGGCTAATGTTTTCGTAAGAGAATGTGAAACTACTACTGAGATTGAAAGCGATATTTTAACTTATACATTTGAGTATAGGTTTATAACAATATAAGAAAAGGAGAACCCAATGGGCGTAATAAATGTAAGTGCGAGTGATAAAGAAGCAACCGTTGTCATCAGTGACAAAGGTAGTTCTTATTCAGCCTCCACATCGATTACTCTATTAAACCTCAATGACATTTCTTTAACAAATACCCAAGGAACTTTTAGGTTTCAAACACTGGATTCACAAAGTGAATCAGTAGTAACAACTGTTGCTACAAATAGTGTTGCCTTAAACCTTGTTATTGATGAAGATCAGTTCTTTGGAACTGATGCGGCTGGTGAAACCTCACCGATCATCAAGAATGGATTATTTGGACAAAGTAATGCTAAAGTAGAAGTTGACTTTCGAATATATTTCGAAGGTTCAACTATTACTGGTAACAGATACATAGACGGAACAGGATTTATTACTGGGTTAACACCTACAGTAAATCCGGGGAGTCCTCTATGGGTCACACCGGTAACTATTGAAGTTAATGGAGAGTTGACAGAAGGAACTGTATAAGTTTACTTTTAAACTTCACAAAAAACTTAGTGCTACTCGGTAACGGGTAGCACACTTTATACAGGAGTTCAGTAATGGAACATAAATGGATGAGAAAATACATAGATGGTGTATGGACTGGTAGAGAAGACCGCATGGTTGTTCTCGAAGGTGGCATAGAAGCATCTATAGATGATTTAGCGAAACAACACGGCTTAGACTTGCCGGATGCTGGTGTCAAACCCGCTACAAAAAGCAAAAAAACAATAAATACAGTTGTAGATATACAGGAGAAAAGATATGAAGATTTGGAAGGAACACTCGACAGCAGACATACTGAAGAGCATGATGGAGGAGACAGCGAAGACTAAAAACGAACTTCGTTGTGCCCAAAAAGATTTAGAGAAGGCAACAAACAGATTAAGTTTTTGTTTGAGTGCCATTAACCACTTGTTACAAGGAGATATACAGAATGAAACTAAGTGAAATAGCAACAAAACCAAAACTAAACAAAATAGTTTTAGATAAAGAAGAAATAGTCGCAAAATATGGAGAAGCATTAGAGTTTTTCATATATGACAGACAACCCCTCGAAGTTTTTGGAAGATTAGCAAATGCTGAAAAAGAAAACTTTACCGATATAGCCAACCTAATGAAAGACTTAATCCTCGATGAGGAAGGTAACCCTGTGATGACTGAAGACAAACAGTTACCTTTTGAAGTATTAGTAGAAGCAATGACTAAGGTAAGTGAACATTTGGGGAAGTAACTAACCACGTTATTAAGCCGGGGAACAGTGATACAAACTTTATTTTAATGTTGGATACACTTGCTAAAAGATACGGCAAGTTACCAACAGAAGTGTTGCGTAAAGGAGATAGTTTTGATTTAAGTGTTATGGACGTAGCACTTACATATGAAAAATATCAACGAGACAAAGATAGCGGAAGTATAGATGAAAAAATGTATGATATGGACGCACTAAAACAAGCGGCAGATAAGGCAAAAGAGAATCATGAAAATAGACAGCAAAATATTTCAAAGAAGGATGAAAGCACTTAAAAAAGTGCCGGATCAGTTATTGAATGATGCTGAAAGGGAACTCAAAGCCAATACTCCTAAAAGGAGTGGTAATGCTCGTAATAAAACAAAGTTACGCGGAGATAAAATCCGCAGTGATTACCCGTACGCCGGTGCCTTAGACGCAGGTAGCAGTAAACAGGCACCTCAAGGATTTACTGAACCTACCTTAAGGTATATGGCTAAACACGTGGATAAGTTAATAAAGAGAATATAAAATGGCTAAAGACATAAGAGTATCATTAGAGTTAGACAGTAAACAGTTTGACAGAGGTATTAAAACCAGTAAACGTGAAGTAGATGGTTTAGGATCTGCTGGTAATAAAACAAGTAATATTTTAAAAACTTTAGCCGGTGCCTTTGCTGTAAGAGAAATAATACAGTTTGGCGATAGTATTACTAACTTAAAAAACAAACTGTTAACACTAAATCCAAATGCCCAAGAAGTAGCATTACAGTTTGATAGAATAAGAAAAATAGCCATTGATTCTCGTAGTGATTTAGATGGTGTTGGTGACTTATACTTTAGAATAGCAAGAGCACAAGATGAACTTGGTATAACCAGTGAAGAAACAGCAACCATTGTAGAGTCAGTATCCAAAGCCATTACAGCAAGTGGATTAAGTGCTCAAGAAGCACAAGGACCGTTACTACAGTTAGGACAAGCACTACAAAGTGGTAGATTCCAAGGTGATGAACTTAGATCTATATTAGAAGGTTTGCCGGATGTAGCAAGGGCCTTAGCACGAACTCTAAACGTTCCTATTGGTAAGTTAAAAGAACTTGGTAGTCAAGGCTTAATCACAGGTGATATTTTTGTAAGAGCCATGAAAGAAGCAAAAGGCAGTATTGACGAGGCTTTTGCTAACACTGATGTTACAATAGGACAAGGATTTACTGTAGTTCAAACAAGTTTTGCTGGTTTAGTAGAAACAATAGCAGATAGCACAGGTATTTTTGATAGTATAGCAAAAAGTTTAGTTACTTTAGCAGACTTTATAGAAAGATTAAGTGGTAGTGGTGAAGCAATACAATCATTTGGTAAAGCATTATTGTTTATAGGTGGTAGTGCGGTAGTATTAAGAAAAGGCTTTGTAGGTATATCAGCCGGCTTTGTTAGTGTGGCTAAAGGTGCGGCAACAAGTGCCACAGCACTATCACAGTTTTTCATAAACTTTAAAAATATTGGAAAAAGTATTTCTGTAACAACTTCAAGACTACTTGGCTTTACTACAGTTGCTAAACCTTTCTTAACTAAGTTAGGGCAAATGATCTTGATAGGCAGAAACTTGGCCTTAGTATTAGCAGGCCCTGTAGGTTTATTTTTAGCATTTAAAGGTGTTCAAAATGCTATTAGTGGTATCCAAGAAATGAAAGAATCGGACATCATAAGAAAAATAGCCAGTCAAGGCAAAGAAGTTACTATAAAAGCCATAAATGAAATAACTGATAAAATAACAGAGTTACAGTTAAGAATACAAAACCCCGATCTTAAAGGCAGTTTCATAATAGACTTAATGGCTATAAACAGAGATAAAAAAGAGTTAGATAAGTTAGAAAAAAGAGTTAGTGAGTTGTACAAAACTATAGACGACTTATTTGTAGGGCCAACTTTACCGGACGATCATCCTATAAGCATAATACGAAAAGAGGCAGCCGACGCCGCCAAAGAAACAAAAGCATTACAAACAGAAATAACTAACTTTATGTTAAAGTTAGGTGACATGACTCGTGATGATGAAGATAAAAACTTTTTAGGCGCAATAGCAAGATTAAACGAACTAATGGGTGATCCTAAAACAAATAGTCAAATATTAGAATATGAAAAAAATCTTAACACAATCTATAGAATGTTTGGAAAAACAAAACCAAAAGTAGATGTTACACCATTTGAAGAAATAAACAAA